TTCGTGTTGCAACCGCAGGAAGAATAGTAAACGAAGGTGGCATTTTTCTTGGCGGCACTGCGTCGGCTAATCATCTGGATGATTATGAGGAGGGTACTTGGACGCCAAGCATTGGGGGCAACGCTACATATGATGTTCAAAGTGGCGTCTACACTAAAATAGGCCGAATGGTATTTGTTTGGCTTTATGTTGCCATCAATACAAAAGGCACGGGTTCTGGCAATCTTATTAGCGGCTTACCGTTCAATCCCGGGACATCTAATCAACATGCTGGCGTTGCTTATTACAACGCAATTAACCAAAACACCTACGAGTTTCACTTAAATTTTAGGTCTGATGGCACTATTCGTTCAGAACTAAAAACCAGCTTTGGCACAGGTCAATCATCTGGCGGAACTTGGACTACAAATGGAGCGACATGTATCGCGAGTGGTTGGTATTACACATAACCCCACCAGCCGGTAGGGGTTGGACAGGTCGCAGCCATGCGACGGTAAATACAGGAGTAAACAATGGCACTGACAAAAGAATACGAATACGATTGCGAAGTTCGTGGGCCGTACAAAGCCGTACAGGTTCGTGTGGCAACCATCGTCAAGGATGATGGCGACGAGATTAGCCGCACCTATCACCGGCACGTTCTGCAATGCCGCACCAAAACAGGCGACACTTGGGGCGACACCGACATCTCTGGCGAGGATGCCAGCGTACAGGCAGTGTGCAACGCCGTGTGGTCCGACGCTGTGAAGACTGCATACCAGACTGCGATGGATGCACAGGAAACACCGTAGTGCCAGAAGAGCAGAAAATCTTTGTTGATGTTGCGGCGGGTACAGGCACGGCTGCTGCGATGATGGATATGGCCCCGAACGCCGTGGCTCTGATCACTGGCGTCTGGGTCCTAATCCGCATCTGGGAAACTGAGACGGTGAAGCGACTGACGGGGCGCGACTGATGTGGAGATTGTCCACGCCTTTGTCCTGACGGTATGGATCGGCCTCAATGACGATAAGAGGAAGGTCAGCGACGATATGTTCTTCGAGAGTGTGGACCGATGCGTCTACTTCGCAAAGCGGCTCCACGCGCAAGGCCAAAACGTGACAGCGGTGTGCCTGCCAGTGAAGGTGGGTCCAGAGCAGGAGATTTACAAGTGATACAGGTTCCGATGATCGATCTGATCCAGACCGCGCTGATAGTCGTCGCAATCGTTATGCTGGCGAGGCGATAATGATTGATCCTATATCAGCATTCAGCATGATCAGCAGCGCCGCTGGGGCCATTAGCGGGTCCATCAAGGCGGGAAAGGACTTGTCATCACTGGCGGGTCCGATTTCGCGCTATGCGAAGGCTGAGGCGGAATTGAATTTCGGCGCAGCCCGAAAGAAAAAAAGTATCTTCAGCAAGATGACCGGGGCCGAACAGGCTGGCATCGATGCGTTTTTCAAGCAGGAACAGCTTGACGAACTCCGCAAAGAAATGCGGTCGATTTTTCAGATTTATGGCAAGCCGGGTGCGTGGGAGCGGCTGCAAGCTGAGATTGCCCGACAGCGACAAATCCAGAAGGACGAACTGGAGCGGCGTGCCAAGGTGCGCGATGCCATCATATTGTGGACGGTTCTACCCACAATATTGATCGGCGGCGCAGGCTTGCTCTATTTGTTTGTGATGTTCTTAAAGGGGCAATCTTAGCGGGGGAATATGATCGGGGGATCGGCCACGACGACTGGCCTGCAGGGCGAGTTTATAACACTCGCCGCAATTCTTGATTTAGGATGGAAGGCAGGCCACGCGCCGATGGACGGCGTCGACGTGATCGCGTGGCAGGGCAATGACTTCATGCGCGTGCAAGTCAAAAGCGCACGATTGCGGAAGCAACGTGATCGCGGCGCACTAACCTATCATCATCAGCTAGGGTCAGGCCGCACAAAGAAGATACGCCCGGATCAACGCGTTTACGATATTCTCGCCCGCGTCGCTATAGATCAGCGGCGCGTGTTTTTTTCTGCGGCGTGTGGCATAAATAAGCTATCAGAGCGGCGCAGCCCGGAGTTTTACGCCCGGCCTGACCTCGAAGAGGATAGCTGGCAGCGCGCCGTGGCAATCGTTATGGAGACGAGAAATGGATAAACTGATTGAGATGATCAAGCATCACGAGGGTGTGGTGGCGCACGCCTACAAGGACAGTCGCGGGTATCTGACCATCGGCGTGGGCCGCCTGATCGACGAGGAACTGGGCGGCGGCCTGAGCGATGACGAGATCGACTATCTGCTGGCGAACGATCTGAAACGCTGTCAGGCAGAGGCTGAGACGTACCCGTGGTTTGCCGGCCTCTCAGAGCCGCGTCAGGCCGTTGTCGTGTCGATGCTATTCAACTTAGGCAAGCCGCGTTGGGATCAGTTCGTCCGCGCTCAGGCGGCGATTGAGGCGGGTGATTATACCGAAGCTGCGTCGCAGATGCTCGACAGCCGCTGGGCCAAGCAAGTCGGCAAGCGCGCCGAGGATATGGCCGCGATGATGATTAGTGGGGAGTGGATGGATGGCTGAGTTGACGATGGAGCGCATCCTTAAATGGAAGCTGCTGCCGCGTCTAATGATGCTGATGTTTGCGCTTATGGCGTGGAACGTATGCGACTGGTTTATGGCCTTGGGGGCCGAAGCCACGACGCAGCAAACCGCGTTCGTCAGCACGATCGTCGGTGCCGCCACGGGGGCGTTCGCCGTCTGGATGGGGAGCGAAACGAAATGAAGTGGCTGCTGCTGATGCTGATTATGGAAGCCGACGGGCAGATTACGTCGCACGTCCTGTCAGCGCATGAGACGATGGCTGAGTGTCACGTCGCCGGGACGTACATCAACTGGGAAGAGCGCATGCCCGTGAACAAGGACATGCTGTGTTTTGCAACGGATATGGAATTTGAGGTGATGGAATAATGCTGGCAATACTTGGGAAGATATTAGGATCGGAAGCGGTCATCTCGAAGGGGATGGACCTGATCGATGACATGCACACCAGCGACGCAGAAGGGGTCGCAGCCAAGAGCAAGGCGAAGACTGATCTGCTCGCGGCTTACCAGCCCTTCAAGCTGGCGCAGCGATACATCGCGCTGATGTTTACGGCGATGTTCCTGTTCATTATGGCAAACGGCGTCGTCGGCGCATTGTACGGTGTGATCGACATGAGCAACGTCGAGGCGGCTAAGGACTTTGCGTCGGAGATGTGGCTGGGCGAAATCATGCTTGGCATCGTCGGCTTTTACTTCGGCGGCGGTCTGGCTGAGAGCGTCAGGAAGAAATAAAAAAAAGACCCCGCACGAGGCGGGGCCAGTTCTCTAGGGAGGAATACTAAGGATCGTAACTCTCGGCGACCTCCTCGTCAACATCGCCTGAGCCGCCGCACAGTTCGCACTCCATCTCGCGGTCTTCGATCTCACCGCCGCGCCACGCCATTGGTGCCGCGACGCCGACCTCATACACGGCGACACCTCTGCCGCCGCACTCCGGGCAGGCGGTCATTTTGACAGAACTTCGATTGAGCGGGTCTCGCCCTTTCCGCGCCTCAGTCTGCCGCGATCCTCAAGCCGCTGCATCATTGTGTGCGCCGCACCGTGCGATGTGCCGGTGGCTGCCGCCACCTCCCGCACTGACGGCGCGTAGCCGTACCGGCGGATGTGCCGGTCAATCATCGTCAGCACCGTGTGCTGCCTTGGGGTGAGCGATTTCATCTATACCTCCTTGATGATCAGGGTCTTGGCCCGGATCGACCGCGCCGGTTTTGCTTCTGTTGTCTTGGCGGGCTGCGCCTTGTAGTTACGCATCGGCCACTTGATGAAGTAGGTTGAGCCGCCAGCCTCGACGCGCCCCTCCTCGTGATTGCCGAGCATTTCCTTCAGCATCGTCTCCGCCTCGTCGATCTCAGCTTCCAGCGCACGCTTCTCGTCGCGCCGATCCAGCAACACCTGCGCCCAGTGGTCTGCGTCCGGCGTGCCGTTCAGGTCCAGCGGCGGTGCGCCGTCGTCGACCCGGCCCCACGCCACGTTGGCGTCGTCTGACGACGCGGGCGGATACCAGTCGATGTCACGCTTGCGGCGCTCGAAGTCATGCACCGCGTCTTCGATCTGCGACTGCATCTGCTCGTCGGCGCGGTACAGGAACAGGCGCAACTCAGAACCGCGATACAGGACGCACACAGCGCCCCACGCATAGCCAGTACACATCATCTGCGCCTGTAGCTGCCACGGGCCACGGTAGGGCGCTGGCGCGCTCTCTGGGGCCGATTGCGTGTTCTTCGCCTCCAGCACGCCGGGGCCGTGCGTGTCGACGACACCGCCCTGCGGCACATAAATGCCGTGCGCCGGGTCGTGTTCCCAGACGATGTTGCCGTCGGCGCGCCCGTCGAGCGAGCAGGCGAGCGGCAGGTCCGGGTGGAACACCGCATCGGTGATGTTGGCGTTGGCGTGGTCAAGGTCGAGGCGATAGACCGCCTCAGCCAAGATCGTTGGCTCCAGCAGATCGCCGAAGCGCATCGCCTCGTTCTGCTTGAACCGCTCGCGCGGGTTACCTGCGGCTGCGTCGATTGCCTCACTCAGCAACTCGTTCTGCGTCGCGTATGGCGACAGGCCCATCAGCACTGGCACGCGGCTCGCTGTGATGATGTCGTCGGGTGTAAGTTTACCTACCATTGGTTTGTCTCCTTGCTAAAAATTTCGTCGAGGGTCTTGTCTTTGTTGCGCCGTATTCTGCCTCTCACAGCTTTAGCGCTTATTCCAAAGTGGTCGCCTATCTCTTGATGCGTTCTGAATGTCTTGCCTTGCAGAACATATGTCCTGAAGGGCTTCGGCCTGCTGTTAGGAATAAGCGGCGTGGTAAGCGCCTCCTCTAAGGTCCAGCCGTAATTTAGCCTGCTCGTTACGGAGTTTTTATTAATGCCATAATGGTCAGCCGCTTGCTTTATGCTGGAAAACATCTTGCCCTGCACTGTCACCTCCTTCTGACGAGGATGCCTTTTGACCCTCTCCTCTACCTCAAGCGCCTCTTCCAGCCCCCACCCGTGTTGGTGATATCGCTGGCGGAACACATTGTTGCAGACGCCATAGTGTCGGCACATTTCCTTCTCGCTAGAAAACGTCTTGCCCCTAAAATCGAACCTGTTCCCTTCACGCTTCGGCCAAGGCGGCGCGGGGTCGAGGCCTACTGCCTCCCGCAGCGTCCAGCCCTGTCGGCGCAGGCGGACACCTATCGTCAACTCATGAACTCCAAACGCATCGGATAACTGGCCGAGACCGTAGTATGATTTGCCATCGACGACATACTCCTTTTTGTATTCGTCGAACGCACTGACAGCACCGCCCCTATTCTGGTTGTAGCCGTTTGGGGCGAGGGTATTTCTTTCTTCGATCCAATACATCTCTCGCTCGCGCAACTGCTCAACAGTTTCCGTCCGCTCGATGACCTCGAACTGAAAAGCCTCTCGGCCAAAATCTCTGATCGCCTGCCATATTGAGGCAGGTCCGCCTTGCCCCTTTCTGGCTTGGCGAAAGTGGCCGTCCTTCCTGTGGGACATATGCTTTCTTGTGCTGCACCCCACATACTGCATGCCGTTGACGGTGTTCGTCGCGGTGTAAACAATCATCTCTCGTCTCCCTTCGATGGACGCCCGGCCACGACAGCCGGGCGCTTGTTGTTAAGCCGCAGCTTCGAGGCGCTTGGCCTTGGCGCGCCAGATGCCCATCTGACGGCGCGACACAGTCAGGCTGCGCGTCTCTTCCTTCAGGCGCTTCTTCGCGCTACGCACCTCCTCATTCAAGCGCTTCTGAAGCTGCGCCTCTCGTTCACGCAGTGTGTCAACCTGCGACTTCATCGCGTAGACGCGATCAGACATCTTGTGGTGGTTTGCGCTGGCCTCATGCGCCAGTATCCTCAACGCCGCAAGCAGGCGGTGCGCCTCTGGCGTCATTGGTGCGCCGGACATGACACGCTCGTCCATCTCCAGCAGCAAAGCATCGTATCGTTGCAAGTCCATTTTTCGGTCTCCCTTTCTATTGACCAAAGTGGCGGATCAATGCCCACCAAGTGTATTGCGGCCCGAACAGGTCGAGCCAACCTAAAGCGAAGACGGTCAGGAAGACCATCCCCGCAATCTCTGAGCGCCAGTTCATGACGCAAACTCTGTGTCGTGATGTTCCAAAGCCGCTTCCATCTTGCGCTCCAAACGCTTGAGCCGACCGTGCGTTGTGTTTGGGCCGTCCTTTTCGTCGTAAGCGTAGGCGGAGCGATATGCGCGGATCAGGTTATTGATCAAGTCGATCTCTTCATCGTTCAAAACTACGTTTGGTATTGCCATCGTCTGTCTCCCTTGGTTGGGGCGGGGCCGTTAGGCCGCCGCCTGTTGATCGCTGATCTGATCCATAAGATAAAAGCGTGCGACACGGGCGCGGCGCTTAACCTTGGGGTCGTCAACGCTGACGACATCGCCGGTCAGGCCACACACAAAGCTGTCGCGCTGCACCAGAACCCAATGCCTGCCGGATGTCAGCAGAAACACCTGATCGCCGGTGCGCTCACCTTCGGTGGCTTTCAGCCAAGCGGCGAAAGTCATCGCGCTGCCGCGCTGGTCAGCTTCATGTCGGCGCTGCGCTTTTACGTCCAGCATTTCGATCAGCAGATCGGACATCAGATAGCCGCGCTCGTCGATCCGGGCTGGCGTCATCCGCACGCCAAGATCAGCGAAGACGGGCTTGATCTCGTCGCCCCACGTGCCGGTGATCTGGCGGCGACCAGTGTGTTCGCGGATGCGGCGTGCAGCTTCGGCGGTGGTGATGCCGGTCAGGGCGCTGATGACGGCGGGGCCGCAGTAGCGGTTCTTGTCGCGCTTGGTGGTGCCGTGATTGACTGAATTAAGTGTAAGCATGAAAACCTCCCGTGGTTGGGGCGGGGCCGTTAGGCCCACACCTTGGTTTGTGCAAAATGGAGAACCAGAGCAACCCGGCGCTTGTGGGCGTGGTCACAAAGGTGCGCCCAGACGTTTTTGCCATTTTTGCGCTGACGCTCAACCTCAACAACGTAGATGATGCCGTCGTCCCAGATGTCTTTTGTGACGCGGTATTTGCCGCAAGGCAGTTCAATGACGCAGATGTCAGCCGGACGCTGCCACATGCTCATGACGTTGCGGTCATCTTGAAGAATGTTGATCTGTGTGGTCATCGGTGTCTCCCTGTCGATGTGTCTACCTGATGTCTATGTTGTACCAAAACTATCATTGTGCTACAAGCACTTTATAGCGTTCTGATAACGATTTTTTTGAGAGGGTCAAGTGTCTGATATCGAACAACAATTACTGAGGCTGCGCGCCTCGACAAAACAAATGCTGCGCGAGGAACTCGAATTATCGCCGCAGCGCAGCCTCTCCGCGTTGGCGGATGAGTTGATCAGCGACGCAATTGAAGCACGGCGGGCAGAGCGTGACAGTAAACGGTAGACAGAAGGGCGCAGCCGCAGAGCGAGAGATCGCCAAGCTGCTGCTGGATGAACTGGGGATTGCGTTCAAGCGTGACCTTGAGCAGTACCGCGCGGCTGAACACGGCGACCTGATCTGCGACGATCCCGACTTCCCGTTCTGCATTGAGGTGAAGCGTTACAAGTCCGGGTGTTCGGCGCAGCCTGCGTGGTGGGATCAGGC